GTCTTGGGAACACACTGTCATGTCTAATCTTAGTGAATACATCGCTATTCATGGAGCTTCAGACTTTAAAGATGCTCTAATGATGTTTAATCGTGATGTGTATGACAAACTATTTCATCCTAAAGAAGCACATCCAACATGTGCTCTTACTTGTAAGAAATGATTATACAAGCAGACGCAAAAGCCCTGGAATGGTGGACAGCAGTTTGGTTATCACAAGATCCCATAGGGATGGAGGAGATTCTTGAAGGACGAGACTTACATAGCGAGAATGAAAGAGCTTTCGGCCTTCCTAGCCGACTTATCGCAAAGAAATATCTCTTCCGCACTATCTATCGTGGAAGTGCTTACGCCTTTTCCAAAGACCCCGAATTTGCCGCAACAAACAGCACGGTTAAGTTTTGGGAATCTATTGGAGATAAGTTCTTCACCAAATACAAGGGACTGGATACTACTCACAAATCCTGGGCACGATTGGTCAGCCAACGTCTCCCTATCATTGGGCCTCAGGGACGGGAATGGTACTTCGACTTGGTTCGTGATTTCAAAGGCAACCTAGCCATCCCATGGACAACACTAACAAATCACCCTGTACAAGGAACTGGTCATGACATCATGGCAATTATCAGAGTATGCTTTGCGAAAAGGTTTAAGCGAGCAGGAATTAGAGGACGTCTTATTGGAACTATCCATGACAGTATCCTCGTAGATGTAGACGATGTAGAAGTAGAAAAAACTATTAAGTTATTTGAGGATAGCTTTGCGGACATGCCGACAAACTTTGAGAGGATGTTCGGAGTTAAACCAAATATACCATTAGCATGTGAGTGCCACTATGGCCCCACAATGAATCATTAGAAAAAGGAAAGTATGTTAATTACAGTTAACGGTGTTATTATTGATGATCGTGGATCATTCCAAATTGCTAAAATTAACTTTACTGGCGATGGTAAAACATCAACACGTAACGTAGTATCTAGCAAGAAGTTTGTATACCCAATCTTATCTAAAGCACAAGCAGGAGAAACATTTGAAGTCACAGAAGCCAAAAACGACAAAGGGTACGACGAGTTCGTCAGTGCCAAGAAAGCCGACGGCAGTCAAGCAGCCTCAGCAAGTAGTGCTGGAAGCAAGGCAGCAAGCCCAACCCCACGTAGTACGTACGAGACCCCAGAAGAACGTGCAGCACGTCAAGTCTACATCATTCGTCAGTCGTCTCTTAGCAACGCTACAGCAATTCTTTCTGTGGGTGCTAAGTCGCTCAAAGTATCCGACGTCATTGCCACCGCAAAAGAACTTGAGGACTTCGTCTTCGGTAAAAAGAAAACAACAATCGAAGAAATAGAAAGCGAAATGGTAGAGTTTGATATGCCTACTGTAGAGTGATGCAAGCACTAATAGACGGTGATATCGTTGCATATCGCTGTTCTGCTAGTGCCGAACATGAACCTGAAGAGATTGCTGTACTTCGGATAGAAAACATGATGCGTGATATCCTGCGTGAGTCAGAAAGTAACGAATACCGTTGCTTTTTAACAGGCAAAGATAACTTCCGTTATGACATCTATCCAGAGTACAAAGCCAATCGTAAAGACAAGCCCAAGCCTGTACATCTACAGGCGTGCAGGGATTACCTTGTCAAAACATGGAATGCGGTTATCTCAGAAGGCTGTGAAGCAGACGATCTTATCGGTATCGCTGCCACAGACTGTGAGGACCCAATGTCCTTTGTTGTCTGTTCTATTGACAAAGACTTAAAGATGATCTCTGGTCATCATTTTAACTTTGTAACCAAAGAACGATCGTTCGTAACTCCCATTGAAGGATTAAAAAGCTTTTACAAGCAATTAATCTTAGGAGACGTATCAGACAATATACCAGGTTATGACGGCAAAGCAAGACAGAAATGGCCTAAGTTCATGCAACACCATCATGATGCAATTGATTATTGCTCTAATGCTGTTGACATGTTCAACTATGTGAAAGAGATTTACACAAATGAAGCACACGACATTAACTTAAATGGGGCGCTCCTCTATATCCAAAGAAGTCAAGGAGAACTCTGGGTTCCTCCAAGCCTACAAGTCAAAGTTCGAAGCGAAGTTCAGAACTCTGATCCCGGACTCAGTGACGTACGAACCGGACCGCCTAAAGTTCAAGCAACCTGAAGCCATAAGAACTTACATTCCTGACTGGAAAGTAAAAGACAAGGTTTACATTGAAACTAAAGGTAAGCTGACTGTTGAAGATAGAAAGAAGATGATATGGGTCAAGGAACAATATCCTGACCATACCTTCTATATCTTCTTCCAGAATGCACGAGTTAAATTAAGAAAAGGATCTAAAACTTCTTACGGAGACTGGGCAACTAAGGCTGGCTTTATGTGGTCGGATTTGCGTGATGGTCTGCCGCCAGAATGGCTCACATGAAAATACATCAGATAATCGAAATGGCTGATGGGAGCGTAGACTTCCATGCCAACCTTAGCACAAATCAAGTACATCTGTTACTAGAGATGGCTATGGATATCTTAATTAATAACGGAGTACAACTCGTTGACACACGTAGCGTTGTTGTAGTCGAAGGACCAGAAGGGATGCAATAATATGGCAATTGCCACACTACACGAACAACGTGTAACAGATCAAGATATGAACAACGCCTTACGGAGTGCATTCTTAGAAGGCTTCAAAGAGGGTGTATCAGTAAGTCAGCGTAGCTTATTTGCTAATACATTCCTTGATGCGTTACTAGACAAAAACCAAAATCCATCTACTGTTCAATTTGACGCTTGTTGGGCTAATGCAGACGCTATGCTAACTCGTGGTCGTCCAAAGAAAGAAACAGCTCCATCACCAATCGCTACTCAATAACATGACAACGATTGTAGGTGACTGGAGACGTAAAGTCATTGTCACAGATAGCCAGTATTCAGACACAGATACTAACACAAAGTACTTCGATGAAAAATGTTCACGAATTCCTGATGGTTGGTTTGCTGGTGCTGGTCACTTTGGTGACTGTGAAAAAGTCCTACAATACCTACGTACTAAAAGTAAAGTACCTCCTAAGTTAAAAAACAATGACAACTCGTTCATGATATTAACTGACGAAGGTTTACAGGTAAGTGACGATGGTATTGAATGGGAACCTGTGCGTACCTTTATGGCAATTGGTAGTGGTATCCATGCAGCTGAAGCAATAATGCGTGCTGGTGGTACCGCAGAAGACGCTGTATACTGGGCATGTCAGGTTGACCTTATGAGTCATGAACCAGTCAAAGTATATTCACTAGATAGAAAAGAACCAATAACTTGGATTAAACCAATAGCATAATGAAGATATTATTACTAGATATAGAAACAAGTCCCAATACAGCTCACGTATGGGGGCTATGGCAACAGAACGTCTCTATTAACCAACTACAAGAGTCTTCGTACGTAATGTGCTGGGCTGCTAAATGGTTAGGTGAAAAAGAAATCTTCTTCGATTCAGTGCATCAATCCAGCGATAAGAAAATGCTTAAGCGGATTTACACAATGATTAACGAAGCAGATGCTGTTGTTCACTACAATGGCACTAAGTTTGACATGCCAACCCTCAACAAAGAGTTCTTGTTAAACGATATGTTACCACCAGCTCCATATAAGCAAATTGATCTCTTGCGAACCATGCGCAGTAACTTCCGCTTCCCTTCTAACAAACTTGATTACGTAGCGCAACGCCTCGGCCTTGGCTCTAAAACAAGTCATGAAGGTCATAGTCTTTGGGTACGCTGTATGAATGGCGATCCCACTGCATGGAAAATCATGGAGAAATATAACAAGCAAGACGTTGTGTTACTTGAAAAGGTATATCACAAAGTGCTTCCTTGGATTAAATCACATCCTAATAGGAATGTATACGATGGACAAGATGAACATGTATGCCCAAACTGTGGATCAAAAGCTATTCAACGACGAGGCACCGCAAGAACAATCAGCGGGTCTTATCAGAGATATCAGTGCACTAACTGCGGTACTTGGAGCAGATCAACTAAAACAGACGTGGCTAATGCCACGATTAGACAAGCAAATTGAGGAAATGTATGCTACTAATAGTAGGGTTAATGCTGCTAGGAGTGGCATATTACCAACACAAATGATCACAGAAAACGACATTAAAGACATGATCCCCGAAGGGGGGCTCAAATATGATAACGACAAACCTAGAATGGATCTCCTAGACTTCGATGCTCTAGAGGGTCTTGCCAAGGTATTAACTTTTGGAGCTAAGAAGTATGACGAGCATAATTGGAGAAATGGTATTAGTTATAGTCGTCTCACTGCTGCTATGCTCCGCCACCTCGCTGCTTTACAAAGAGGCGAAGACATTGACGCAGAAAGTGGCCTTCCACATATTGATCATCTTGGCTGTTGCTGGATGTTTCTATCTAACATGACCAAAACACGACCAGACCTAGATGATCGGTATAAATGCTAACCTTAGTAGATATATTCGACCGTTTACGTCGTATAGATGAAGTATCCTTACTAGAGATCCTTAAAATCACTAGTGAGGATATTGTAGAGCGATTCCAAGATCTAATCGAAGAACTCGCTGATGAATTAGAAAAAGAACTGGACGAAGAACCATTTGATGAGTAACAACTTAACCGACTATCAGCAATACATTCACAAATCACGCTACGCTCGTTGGATCCCTGATCAAGGTAGACGTGAGAATTGGGGGGAAACAGTTACACGTTACTGTGATTTCTGGGCTAAACGCTTCCCTGAGACATTCCCATACAAAGAAGTATACGATGCAATCTATAATCTAGATCTAATGCCATCCATGCGTGCCCTTATGACAGCAGGACCAGCTCTAGAACGTGATAACATTGCAGGTTATAACTGCTCTTACTTACCTATTGATGATGTTCGTGCCTTTGACGAAGCTATGTTCATTCTCATGAATGGTACAGGCTTAGGTTTCTCTGTAGAAAGACAATATGTCCAAAAGTTGCCAACGATTGCAAGTGAGTTCTCTCTTACCAATACAACGATTACAGTGGCGGACTCGAAACAGGGTTGGGCAACTGCCTTACGAGAATTGCTTGGCTTACTTTACACTGGTCTTATCCCAGAGATTGATTACAGCAAGGTCAGACCTGCTGGAGCAAGACTTAAAACTTTTGGAGGAAGGGCTAGTGGACCTAGGCCTCTCCAAGACCTGTTCCAATTCGCAATTGAACTCTTCCAAAAAGCGGCGGGGCGTAGGTTATCCTCTGTAGAATGCCATGACTTAGTATGCAAGATTGCTCAGATTGTAGTAGTGGGAGGTGTACGACGCAGTGCTCTGATCTCCTTGTCAAATCTGACGGATGAGCGTATGCGTAACGCCAAGAATGGCGCTTGGTGGGAAGATGAAAAACAACGAGCATTAGCTAACAACTCAGTAGCTTACACTGAAAAGCCGGACATCGGCATCTTTATGAAAGAGTGGCAATCACTATATGAATCAAAATCTGGAGAACGTGGCATCTTTAACCGAGTATCTGCACAATTGCAAGCTGCAGCTACAGGACGCAGAGAGGCTGATTACGAATTTGGAACAAACCCTTGCGGTGAAATCATTCTCAGACCATGCGGATTCTGCAACCTTACTGAGGCTGTTATACGAGCAAGCGACACTATCGAAGACGTATCTAGAAAGGTTCGCATTGCTACAATCCTTGGGACTTTTCAGTCGACTCTCACCGATTTCAAGTACATTCGCAAAATCTGGCAAAGAAACGCAGAAGAAGAACGGCTCCTTGGGGTTAGCCTCACAGGAATCCTCGACAATGTCTTGTTTGGGCAGCAAGTAAGTGAAACAGCTCTCAAACACCTTAAAGATGTTTGTGTTGAAACTAACAAAGAGTGGTCCACTAAACTTGGCATTCCACAGTCTGCTGCTATTACTACTGTTAAGCCTAGCGGTACAGTTAGTCAGTTGGTTGACTCGGCTAGTGGTATTCATCCTAGACATAGTGATTATTACATTCGCACTGTACGTGCAGATATAAAAGATCCACTTGCTATCTTCCTTAAAGAAAAGGGTGTACCCGTAGAAGTTGATGTAATGAATGAGAGTAACCTTGTGTTCTCATTCCCACAAAAAGCTCCTGAAGGTTCAGTCTTACGTAAGCAATGGTCAGCTGTAGAACAGCTTGAGCATTACCTTAAGTTCAAACAATTCTGGTGTGAACACAATCCCTCTATTACAGTATATGTACGTGAAGAGGAGTGGATGGAAGTCGGTGCCTGGGTTTACAAGAACTTTGATGATGTAGGGGGGGTCAGTTTCCTACCATTCAATGATCACTCTTATCAACAAGCACCATATCAAGATTGTACCAAAGAAGTCTACGAAGCTGCTAAAGCCTTATTCCCAGCAATTAGTTGGGAAGAATTTAATGCATTTGAAGAAGACGACTCTACAATCAATCACCATGAATTAGCTTGTGTAAATGGAGCTTGTGAGTATGTGTGAGGTATCATTTGACTTTATTCGAGGCCTGGTAGCAGGCTTTGAATACATTGATGACTATGACGAAGATAATAAAATGTACACCATTGTTATCTTTCATCTAATCTTTATTAGAGTAATATTTATGACGGAGAAGTAATGCGTAGAAGTAGACATGACGGTGGCAAAGGCGACAAGCCTATTGCCCCGCAAGACCAAGAGACGTTTGACAACAATTGGGATCAGATCTTTAAAGCTAAAAAGACGGAAGACAGTTATCCTTGTGAAGTCATTCGTGGTACTAACCAACACGAAGAAACCAAGAAGTAGAAATGAAGAAGCCACCTCATAAGGGTGGCTTTTTTATTGCATGTAATGGATAAGGGAGTACAAGCTACGCCTGCCAATTCGTTGATACCATAGTTAGAAAGACGGAAAATCCCTATGTTCTTGATACCCTCTAGCCGTCTTGACTATTGATTTGGAGTTGAGTTATACAGCATCTGGTCTTTCTTCTGGCTACCATTGGTAGATCCAAACCAAAAGGCTACAACGCTAACCCACGCAGTTCCAAGAGAACCAAGCATAATCAAAAGTGGTTGGTTATTGTCTTGTGCATAACCCATCATAATAGAAAATAAGATTCCAAAGAAACCAATAGTAATACCATATGACAAAACAGCTGGAACCATAGACTTTGTTTCAGTCTGCATGTCTCTAGCTGACTTGCGATCTTCAACAGCCAATTGCTCAAAGTTAAGACCAAGTGCTTGTGTCTGCTCTTTAAACTTAATCTCTTCTTGTTGTACAAGAGCGATTTGATCAGCTGATAGTTTATTATCGTTGATCATTGACTGTACTTGATCACCTGACACACCAAACAGCTTAGATAAAGCTGCTGTAGCCAGTCCTGCAAGGGGGCCACCAAGGCATGTAGCAATGGTAGGAGCAATCTGCATTAACCAATTCATGATACGTATACTCCATCTTTAAAACAAGCTTGTTCTTTTAACCTACGTTTTAGTATGCTGTCGCTATGACCACCAGCTACAATACTCCATTTAGGAAACTCAAGAGCTGCTGCTGGCTTGTTGCCAGCTTTAATAAGCTTAAGCAACGTAGACCGTTGTAAAGAACCAACACCTAAGTTGTATGTAAACGACACTAACGCATCAAACTCATTCTGAGTTACATCAATACCTGTATCATTTATACAACGCTCAGCTGTCCCAACGTCCTGCGTAAGCAGGGTAGTTGCTTGTCCCATAGTGATTGGACTACCTTGTACCAATCCATCTCCAGACACCATCAGGTGTCCATATCCAACAGTCCATTTACCAGCTGTATCTAAGTAAGGCATGCTTCTAAAGCCTTCAAATGTCTTAAGTTGTTCAATGCCTTGTTGTGATGTCTTCATCATGTCGCTTGTGTTTGTGCTGTTAGAATACCATTAACAAAAGTCATACTACCAGTAGAACCTAATGTAGTTAATTTAGCAGTAGTAATTGTTCTAGTAATACCACCAGTAGGTACTATAGTTCCTGATATAGTAGTACCAGTTATACTACCACCTGTAATAGCTACGTTGTTACTATTCTCTGTAGCCATAGTACCAAGACCAAGATTACTCCTAGCACCAGCAGCAGTATTAGAACCTGTACCACCTTGCACAATAGTCCAAGGTGATCCACCAGTCTGTGCTACTTGAATATAGTTACCAAGGTTTCTAAACCAATCACGCCAAGAAAACTCTTCACCAATTGGTGTCTGTGGTATTGGGGGGAGCAGATTATTAGCCATAATTACTCCCAATCACAATCAGTAGCATAACCAAACTCATGCAGTACATCAAGTTGTTTCTCTAGACGACACCCAATATCAGTACGATACATAATGGAGTTAGGAATCTCAATCTTCTTCTTGATAGTGCTATAACACTTCTCACGAGCATCAGTTACAGTAGCACCCTTGCCTGATACAGTACAAATGTAATCACCTGCTGTAACAAACATAGGTGTGTTCATTTTAACTTCACCGTCACACATGCTTGGGGCTTTACCCCACATGACTTCAGCACAATGAACATCGTTGACTACGTCCTCTTCTGTCAAGCCAAACAAAGGATAACCGGAGTTATCTTTCTTGCTTATCTTGCAATAAGGATAATCAGGGATAGCAATAACAACGCCACAAGCAATTGCCTTGCTGGTACGTAGTGTGTCCTCACCGTTGATAAGGTCGAGCATCCACTGAGCGGGGTCGCCATTATGCAACGCTTGTTGAATCTGAAAGAGCGGCCAGCCTGGTCGCATAGTAAACTCAAGAGGCCAAGGAAAGCCATCTTTGTCAATGATACAATTAACATCAATATAACCTGTATATGCTAAGCCATGAAGAAAGTCTTCAAGCGGTTTGAGAACTTGGTCTGCCAAGTAAGATTCGGAGGTATAGCGAACAATAGTACCTTGCTCGCCAGTGGCGACACCAAGATCATCATTCATTAACTTCTTAAATTCCCAGCTCTCACAAAACTGCTTGTTGAAACCACCAGGTCCGAACCAGCCACCTACGCCAAATTCAACACCACCGTGGAACTCTTGGAGGATAAAATCGCCTTTGTATGCGTTACTCTTCTTCCACTTCTGTAGCATAAAGACCATATCGGCTGCTGATTTAGCAACGTAAGATAGTTCCTTGGCTCCATCACCGATAGGCTTACTAACGTAACGCTTTGGATTATCCATTACGTGTTTAATAGCCTCATCGTAATTCTTGAATACTGTGGATGGGATGGTTGTAATACCAGCCTTCTCCATCACATCTGCACCGTGCATGCGGTCTTGTTCCCAACGATTGGTATCAATAGATGGACCAATAATTGGATAACCTTTATCACGATAACGTTCCAAGCCATGAATGTAAAAGATATTATCTGTACAGAAGATTAGATCTGCCCAGTTCATATACTTCTCCCACTCAGAGACTCTTTCAATGAGTCCACCATCACCGACCATCGAGCGACTGCCATCCTTATTGTGTCTAATAAAACACTTTACTTGATGACCATAGTTCTGGCATCGTAAAGCAAAGTCTAGGCATACGCCCGATGCATCGATGATTAGTATCTTCATTATTCGTCCTGTGCGTCTTTCATTTTACGTTCCATCATACGTCTACGTTTTTCGTAGTTATCTTTTGCTTGCTGCATTTTAGTCTTACCATAGATTGGCATACCTAATGTTCCAAGTAACATACGTTGAAGTTGTTCTCCTTGAGGAGCACCTTGCCAAGCTTGTACGTTAAATGGTAATGCAGATTTGCCAACTGCTTTAGCCCGACCAACAAGAGAAGAATCCTCAAGCTTCGGTGCACCTGGTCCAGCATATTCTAATCCTGTTGTAGAAATAACAAAGGCTTTTGGTAAGAACCCTAGTTTATCTGAAATAAACTTATCAGTATCGCTAGCAAAATGAATAAACTCCATAGCATGCTTAGTAGCTTGCATAGTAGTTCCATCCTTAAATTCAACTCTTGTCTTATCTTTGTTATCCCAAATAGGATGACCAGAGGTAATCATGTTAACACCATTAAGGGCTGTAAGGTACAACAATGCAAACTTCATTTGATAAAGTCTAGCAAAATCACCTTGAGTTTTCGGTTTTAACAACCCCTTAGCACCACCAACAATATCAGGTGAGAGTAAATTCTTAGGTAGAGCTGTTGTAAATGAACGTAAGGTTGATACTGTCCAGTCAGGAGCAAAGATAACTGCTTGAAGAACACGCCTTCCTTCGGGGGAATACGATGCCATTTTCATGGACTCTTCAAACTTACTGCTTGACTGTCTAGCAATATCATACCAGTTCAATCCACCAAAACTATTGTTAACAAAACGACCAATCTCTTTAGCATGCACTTCTTTAGGAACATTAGGATGATCATGTACGGCTTGATCTAGTAACTTTGAGAATGTAAGTAATTTAAGACCATCGTGTACATAGTCCCAAGTAAAACTATCAATACGACCAAGAGTTTCTTTCTCAGCCCTACCTAATGCAGATTGAATTATCTTCTTATCTGAATAAGCTCCAAGAAGTTTATCAGCCATTTTACCAATCTCTTCGATTGCAGTGTGGCTTACGTCCTCAACACTTGACATACCAAGCTTAACACCACCCTCACGGATAGCTAAGTCAGCTACATCTCCCATACCACCTTCACGTAGTATCTTAAGGACACTACTAAGACTGCCTTGACCAACCTTTTCACCTAAGTATGGGCGGGCCATAACAAAAGCTTCAGCAAGCGATTTAGCGTGGAACAGTGATGCACTAATGTTAGACCGTTTAATTGCGTTGTTAACAGTAAGAATAGACTTCATCCAAGGACCTGGCTCCGAAGCACCTAACACAAAGTTAAGAGCAGACTTAATATCTGGGTGTACAAACCAACCAGCAAATGGACCATGATCAATTACTTTGTAGCCATAATGATCTTCTTTAGATCTTGGATCTACAATAGCGTACTTGTCATCAATCTTAGTTACTTTAAGTTTATTAAATAGATTCTTATCTTCAATTGCTTTGTACATATCGGTCATATAACCATGTGCAATCTCAGCAAGATCAGACTCAAGTTCAATGCCTTGCTTAGCCATAGCTTCACGGGCTTGTTCAAGCGATTCTATTTTACGTTCTTTACCAAATTGAGAACCAGGTTTAAGTCCTTCTTGTACTCCAGGAGATTTAAGTATTGATTGAATAAAACCAACCTCTTCTTCTGCTTTCATACCAGCTTTACGGGCCATACGTGTTACGTAATTCTCAACCAAGCCACGGATGACTTGTGCTTTCTCTGCCATCTTACCAATCTGATCCATCTTTATCTTGTAAAGATTCGCAGCCTTAGCCGCATCACCTTCAAGCGGTAGCCCATGTTCAATAGCAGCAGGTAAAGCACTGCGTTCAGCTGCATCAGGAACAAGTTTAATAATATCAGATTTAAAGATATTAGTTAAGCGTTGATTAGCATCAACGTTATTAAGGTTAATACCAATACGATCTTTAATATCTTCCACAACTACAGAAGCATGTGGAGTAACTGTTTCAAGATAAGACTTTGCAGCTTCCAGTCCTTTTGTATGATAAATCTTTCGTGCTATAGAAGCATGGATTTTTGATTCATCTTTCGGACCTTTAGTTTTGACATCTTTAACTTTTGGTTCAACAGCACCAGGCTCACCAACATCAGTGCGCCCAGCAGTATCCATTGGATCAGTACTCTCAGGTTTAGGTTTGGGAGCTTTCTTTGGTTTATCTTCTTTAGACCAAGACTCTTTCTCACGATCAAGTTTAGTCTTAACCTCTTTTGGTTGTCGAGGTTTATCAAGTTGAAACGCAGGATCACCTGAATCACGCAGGTCACCACTATGCAATCCCTCATCTGGGAAGTCTAGCTTCTTTCCTTTAGCAAGTTGTTCTGTTTCTCGTGCACGTTTAAGAGCTTCTTTACGCTCAAGAAAGTTACCAGCACCATCAAGAAAACCTTGTTCATGTGTGTCTTTAGTTTCAGCTTTCCGGGCTTCATCATGCTTAGGACCCATGCGTTCAACAGCACCAGTCTTCTTATCACGAATTGCAGCTTCAACTAATGGAGCTGTTTTTGTATCCATATCAGCCTTAGCTTCCGCTTCAAACTGATCAAGAGTACTTTTAATTGTTGTATCACGTTTAGTGGTTTCAGAAGCAGCAGGATCTCTAGCAGCCTCAGCTGCAGCCATACGAGCAGTGTTACCTAACTTGTCAGAGATGGCTTTAGTAATTGCAGTAGGCTTAGCAAAGACACCTTGGAATGTAGCAGCAGCTGCCACCTTACCAGGATCAATCTTACCTTCAGTAGCAAGTTCCGTACCGGCCTCCATACCACCACCAACTACAGCACCAAAACCACGAGATAACAATCCAACTTTACCCGGACCAAAGAACGGTAATGATGAAGCTAACTCACCAGCAAATGATGCCTTAGGATGTTGTATCTTTTCAACCTCTCGTTGGCCTTTTCCAAAGCCAGCAGCAGACAAAGTTTCTTCAGGTACCATGCCTTTAAGAGACTCACCAGTCTTATGTCCAAGATATCCACCTACAAGAGCACCACCAATAGCCCCTACAATAGGCCCTATAGGGCCTGTAACAGGCGATGTCATAGCGCCTAAGGCTAGGCCACCCTCAGCCCCAGCAACAGCTCCCGCAGCCCCTGGAATGCCTTCTATAGCAGCCTTAACTCCAGCTTTCATATCCCCAGGAAGTGCAGCAATATCTTTCTGTAGTTTCTCAAAGCCCTCTGGAGCAGCTTCAACAGATACTTTAGCCTTATAGCGGCCTAGTTTATCTGCTTTAGGAGTAGGTTCTTTGTACTCAGCCCAAGGACCTTCTGATCCTTTAGACTCGACAGGTGCTTCTTGTTTATAGTCTGACCACGGTCCCGATGAAGGCGCTGCTTCAGCAGGTGCAGCCTTATAATCTTCCCATGGTCCAGCCATTAAACTTTCTCCCAACTAGTTTCTTTAGAAGGATCTCCACCTTTATATTTCCAAGATGTACCATCCTTTGCTTTTTTAACATCACCCTTTTTAGGGGATTTAGTAGTATCTTTAGATTTATCTTTAGGAGCGTTAATAGGTTTATCTTCGTCTTCTTTAGGAAGATACTTTTTCATATTAGCATCAATTTGAGCATCATAGATTTCATTAATCTCTGTCTCACGCTCATCCATAGACTTCTTACCAAAGTATGGTTTTGTTTTTAGTTCTTTTAAAGCAGTAGCTCGCCTACCTTCAATTGCTTCTTCTTGAACAATACCACGTTTAGTTTTCCAATCTTCCATAGCACTAGCACGTTTTTCTGCTGGTGATGGTTTACCTGCAGATTTACCAGCATCAATACGTAGCTTCTCTGATTTATAATTCATATCAAAGAGAACTTTTTGTTCAGCTAATTGTTCTTTAAGTATTGCAATTTGTGTAGCTTGTTGTTCTTTATATGTTTCAGTGGACTGACCAATAGCTTTATGAAACTCATCCCACTTACCACTCTTTTGTGCTTTGTCTACAAGACCAGTGTACTCTAATTTCTCTTGTGGATTTAATTTATCAGAAGAAGAGATAGCAGCTTTAAGAGAATCAGGATTATCGTTAGCACGAATAGTCCGTTCAAAGTCAGATACTTCTGCATGATGAACAGTCATCTCAGCTAATTTAGTTTTAAGAGCATCGCCTTTATATTCATTAGCTTGCTTAAGAAACTTATCTGCTACTCGAGTGTTACCAGATTGCATAGCCATCTGACCAGCCTTCTGGTAGGTAGTAAATAGATCAGCACCAGGACCTGATTCAGCTTGAGCCTGTTTAAGATCACGATCGGCAACAATAGTATCGCCTATAGCTTGACCACTTTCAAATCCACCTGCAAAGGCTTGCGCTAAGTTTGCCATATATTATCCTTTAAAGTGTTGCTAACATTGCAAGAGCTTCTGCAGTACCACCACCACCCATTGAACTACCAACTAAATCAACACCACCAGCTGCAGCACCACCGCCACTAAACAAACCAGCAGAATTAGCACCACCAAGAGCCATACCAACTAAACCAAGACCTGATTGAGCATTCTGATTCTGTGCGTTGTAAGCCATCTGTGCACTCTGTGTTTGTGCATTAGCTGCACCAGAAGGTGTTTGGGTAGTAGCACCAGACAATGCTCCAAGATTACCAATCATCTGTTGATAATAACTGCTAAATGTATTCTGACCCATACTCTGAAGAGCATTAGCTTGTGCACCAGATTGAAGAGTACCACCAGCAGCACCAGCTGCTTGTTGAGCTGCTACCCCTTGTTGTAGTTGTTGTTGATAACCAGCTGAGCTTAATGCACTGCTTGGGTTATTAACTAAATTCATTAACTGATTACCAGCCTGAGTACGACCGCCAATTGCACCGTACGGATCTGTTTGACTTTGTGGTAATGGAGCTGGTGAAGCAGTACTAGAACTACCGCCACCAAAGATTGCATTGACTACGCCACCCATATTAATTCCTTTTTATATATATTTACTGAAGAGTTTTTCTACAAACTGATATCCAAGGTATTCAAATAACTTTGAGTTATCTATATGTACCTTAGTAGTGCCTAGCATTTTATTCACACCGATAGACTTCATATGTTGTTCAGCAAACTGAAACATACGAATACCAGTCCGTCCTTTTCTGTATTCCTTACGAAGGAAATATATATCTTCGTAGGCTGTAACGCATGACTTTACATGTAAGTGTTTACTAACAATGTAGAACATGTAACCAATAAGCTTATCGTCTTTGCGACAAGTAATAACGTGTAACATACCGGCTTGTTCAAGAGCAAAGTACTGAGTCCAGTCTGGGTCTAGTTCATAACCACCACTAACCTCTTGCTCTATTTCTTTATAGTGCTCTGGGTATATAACCCGTAGCTCTGGAAGAACATCAGAGTATAACTCTACTTGATATGTTACCATCTACCTTACCCTTGCTGTGCTGGTTGTCCTACATTCTCTAACTCACCAATATCAAAGTCTATCTCAGCAGCTTCAAGTCGTATTGGTTGGTTGTCAGTACATAAAAACTCCCAAGCACGTCGACGGCTTGCGCCTGCTTGATGTACTTGTGGACGTTCATTATTAAGGTTTACTTGTCTATAGTTTGACCATGTTTTATAGTCATCACTAGTATGTCTTATATTCATTGTAGCAGGAATCTTATCTCCCACAATCTCAACGCTATGATAAAACTTACGTTTAGTAGTTCCACTATCCATGATAGGTGTTACTGCTCTATAATAGATTGGAGCACCAGCATCATTGTAATATGTATCGGATAATGTGTACAACTTACCATTGTCATCATCTAACAAGAAGTATGTTTCCCCAACACCAGCAAAGTAACTAGGTCGGAAATACTGTTCTGCATAGATACCAGGAACACCAGAATCACTATCACCAATAGCCCACATAGTCCACTGATACCATTGCTTCTCATTAAGATCATACACAAGTGTTTGATTAAGATCTGCTAATGTGAGTATGTAAAAGGTATGTCCATTAATTCGTAATGGATATGCAATCACATCTGTAAGAGTACTATTGTTTAGAATACGATCAATGAATGGTGTTGATATCTTTGATGGTGATACACCCATGATAGAGTATACCGAGGGTCCTTGTTCCTTTGCAGTGCCAAGCCAGACTGTTGTTTGTTCAAACGAACAGATAGAATCTCCGCTAGCACACCCTAATTCAATGTGATATGGTGTGGCAATAGCTAGGGGGGAACCTGGGTATGAGCCAGTATCATAGTAGAAGTCTGTTGACCACTGACCAAATGCTAGTACATAGTTAAGATGTTTAACAATACCAACTAACCCATCTGGTTCTGCTTCTGCAGTTATATAATTAAGTGCATTCCATATTGTTGGGTTATTCGGTTCAGATGTATATATCTCACCATTAGTCCCACCAATAACAGTATAAGTATCTAAGTAAACAGCACCTGTAGCATAAGGGCCAGCAGGGAATCCGTTTAACAAAGCTGTTACATAGGCACCTGATCCAACTGTACCTTGAGCACTTACCCATTTAACAGTTGCTGTTCCATCGGATCCAGTACCACTTGTAAATGTAGGAGCAGTAGATCCTGTTGTACCAGCAACAGTAACAGTATATAAATTAGTTCCGGTCCAATAAGTATAATCAACTGCTACAGGAGTTGAGGCCACCCAAGCCGGTGAGTTTGCGGTTAACCATTGTGCTGTAGCACTACCATCAGCCTGTGGTGTGGGTCCTGTAAACGTTGGTGCAGTTGTTCCAGTAATTCCAGAAATTGTTACAGTATATAAATCAGTACCAGTCCAATACACATCTCCTGCAGCTACAGTTAAACCAGCTGACCAAGCAGTACCTGCTGAATCACCTATAGTTACAACTAATGTATCGCTTGATGTATAACCACTTCCTGGATTAGTAACAGTAACACCAGTAACAATACCACTTGTAGACTGTACAGTACCTATAGCAGTTGTTCCACCACCAGATGGGGCTGAGAATGTTACTATTGGATTAGCATAATGAGTACCACCAGTAGTAACAGTAGTTACAGTAATACCATCATCTACTACTTTAGCAAAGACACCAGTAGCTGGATTGTATGTGTAACCATTTACTTGGTTCTGTACAAACAAGTATGTGTTGTTAAGTGTGCTATTAAAATAACACTGCTGTACTATACCACCTATAGTACCAGTCATAGTACCAATAGTAGTTACAGCATAAGTTGTAGGATTAATCTTATATAGAACATTATTCACCACAGCAAATAACGAACCATTAAAGTTATATAATCCTTGTCCCTGTGCATTGGCAAGTGTTGCACCGGTATCTTTTATACCTGGGCGTTTAATAAACTCTCGCTTCTGTCCAACAGTCTCAAAGTAACCATTGACACACTTAGAATCCTTTGCCAAGGTACCATCACGAGTCTCTATTGGTTGTGCTAAAGGTAGTCTTGCAATTGGCATAGTATCCTGTTATGGTAGGTTGTTAGAAGAAGGTCTTCCCATTCTCATGTCAGGTTGGAAAAATGTAGAGTAAGTCTCAACATCCCATCCTTCTAATTCTTCTTTGTAAATCTTAGCACGCAAAGCAATCTCTTGACGATGATTACCTGGCACACTGTATTCAATAGCTAGCTGATCAGCAAGATTCCATACAAGGACGTTCATCCATTCAGTAGGGAAATCAGGGATAGCTTGTGCTGTCATAATATCAGCCATCGGTTGTTGCACAATAAAGTGTAACTGTTGATTAGACTGTGTATATGAATCTGGTGTAACATACAGGTATACATTACTTGTAATATTACGTACATCCATGTATAAGGAGTTAGGTGTTCCAGTACTAAACTTTGAACCTAACATATTGTATTCTTGTTTGCTTAGCAACTGAATCTGTACATCATCCGTAGATGGTGTTACAGTTATATTACGTAACCAAGCTTGTATTACTTTAAGTGGTTTATCTGTATTCAGATCTACCGTACCAGTACTAGCTGGGCCAATAACATACTCAGTCTGTCCAGCAACAAGGGGTAATACTAACTCATTAACTTTCCATAACTTTAAACCAGATGTTGCCATCTGTTTAATAAATAGGTTAAGAGCTAGTGATGCATTAGATACTGTAGCTGCATCAGGAGTGTCGCCAAGTTCCAATACACCAAGCTTGCGTAATGCTAACTGGATAATCTGATCACGGCTTACTGTAAAGGTTGTAGACATCTAGCCTCCAAATAATAGTTTAATTGCACGATCAAGTCCAAGGGACTGTGTTACTACAACAGCAAGGGCACCAATGGCAATATACTTAATCTGTGCTAGATTCTTTTCTATACTGGCCATGGCTTTGGATAGATCATTAGCTGATTTACGAAGCTCTTTAATATCATCTTCATGGTTGTCTGCTTTAATCTCAAGACGTACTACTCTATTTTCTAGTTGGTCGGACATAAGATTATTCTTGTAGTTGAGTAGGTTCTTCAATAATTAAAGCAAACTGTTGTTGTAGTTTTTGTAGCAATGGATATGCTCCTGATTCAGTAGGTAGCTGTCCTACTACACGGAGAATAAATGCTGCTTCTTGGTCTTCTAATGTAAATGTTTTCATATTTTTCCTTGGTTACTAACGGCGTTAACTCGCCAATGAATACAAGAAATTACATTATTTTGGCCATCAATTGAAGGAATACAATCTAATGAATCTATTACCCATGTATAAATATTTGTCATAATTACCCTCTAAATATTATTGATTTCACAGTACCTGAACCCAATGTAACAGGTGCTCCAGTAATGTTTTGAAAATATACGTTTACAGTATTTGCAGAAACAACAATAGACGTTAAAGCAATTCCTGATGCGTTTACGCTAAATGAAGATGAACAAACATCGCCAAGTTTTGCTCCAGGTACTGTAACTGTTGCTGTTGATGTTGTTCCCCCAGCTATAGTTCCAGGAGAATAAGACAAAGTACCAGTTAAATATCTAAGATTTGTAGCTACGCTTACTATGTTTGATACATAAGAATTTACTCCAGCATCATTAAAATAACCAGAAGTTTGCAATCTATTGTATCTTGCATTTATAGCGGTATTGTTTTTAGAATTTGTATCTAAAATAATGGTTTGATGACTACCACCATCAAGAACACAATTACTAGAGCTGGTTCCAAAATTAACAATACTTGATGAATCACATTTTCTTAATTCAACATTAGAACCTAAAATATAAACGTCTGCTATGGTATTTACTTCAAAATCTGTACCCATAAATAAATCCGCACTACAGTCGGTTAAGCCATAAACACCATAGCTTGAACATCCTTCAGAAGTTCCACCTAAAAATATATTTCCCAAAGTATTAGAAAGTTGTATTCCAATAGAAGGGCCTTCAACAACTGGATTTATAAACGTACAATAGCTAGTAGTTTCTCCTGCATTTCTTTGTCCTAAATTAATGCCGATAGCTGGTTTTGCACCTAAATACCAACCGCTTTCGTTTACAGATACAGTAATATTAAATACAGAAGCAACTGAAAATTGAGTATAAAACCCTGCATAGGTTGTACCAGCACCTTTAATGTTAAAAGTTAAATTGCTGTGATGAACTGACCTTAAAAATACACCATTATTAGCTGTTGATGGGCAATTAACAATAAAGTCACCCATTGTTACATTGTAAATAAGGGCTGAATTACCAGCATCCAAAATAACAGCATTACCAGTTCCTGTGTATTGAAGAATAACTTCTCCTTCAGATTGAATAACTGCATTTTGAATAGCCCAATTTGGGCTAGTGCTATACACATAAGTACCAGCAGGAAACAATAAAATAGAAGGGATTGATTGTGATGCAATATATGCTCTAGCAGCAGCTAAAGCAACAGTATCGTCTGTTACGCCATCGCCAATAGCACCAAAATCTTTAACGCTAACAGTTTCAGATAATTTTTGATTAATTGGTCTATTAATTACGCCTGTTGGCGTAGAACCGCCATTCATTAAATCATATTTTGGTATTAAAGTTGTCATTTTTTGCCTGTTTAGTAATTAAGATAATCTTATTACACTCCATAAGACTGTATTAGTTGCCCCTGATGTTTGTGTAACTTGAACATTTAATCCTGAAATGCTAATAGTGTTATTTGTTGCTGCTTGTAAGGTTGTTAGTCTAGCAACACCGCCATCTGTAGTTACTAATGCTACTGCGCTGTAATTTAATGGAGCGGAAGAATTAATATCAGCAGTAACAATGTAAGACCCTAATGTTGTTCCTGGCAAAGTAAAAATAGTACCTGCCGTTGCGTTTGCAACAGAAATAGAACCATTAGCTGATGAAAATTTACCAGCCGAAATTACAGCATTATTTGATATAGAACCAGAAGTGCTTGTAGTGCCAACTAATAAATTAGTACCATCAAAACTTAAACCAGAACTAGAACTAAATGCTCCTGTTCCATTACCATAAGGAATATAACCAGCAGTAAGGCTTGTTAAGCCTGTGCCACCATTAGCTACTGGAAGAGTTCCCAATAAAGTCAATAGTTGAGCGTTAGTAGCTACTGTTTGAGCAGATGCTCCATTACCATAAACAAAGCCAGTTAATGTGCTTGTAATTGGGGCAACACTAAATGTTTGTGCTTGGCTAAATGTATTTACTTCATCTAGTTTTGGAAAATCATTTAAAGAAGCAGCAACTAAACGAAGAGATACTACTGCACCTGAAGAAAATGCAGTTCCTGCTGTTCCATCTTGCCCACGAACAATAGTAAATGTAGTTCCTGAAACTGCAGTTACTTTAACAATCTCAATAGTTGTTTGAGTAGCAGCATCAGCTAATGTGCAATAAAAATATTGTGAGCCTGTAGGAACTGGAAAGCCTGTCGCAGACGTAACTGACATAGTTGTAGCTACGTTAGTAAGACTACTACTTAAAGTGGTGTTACAATTGTTAGCGAAGAGCATATTAGGCATATATATTTTCTACAAAAATAAATTCAACAACATCACCAGCGTTTAAACCAGAATTAAATGTAATAATAGATGTAGATGTTTCTATATAATTGAAACCTATAATTTGTTTACTACCGTTTACAAAAACGGATAGTGCATTATACCCTACTAAATAAGTAAAAGAAGATAGAGTAAATATTGTTTGTGCTTGTGTGGCTACTTGATATTCTTGAAATATAGTAACAGTATCTTTACTAGAAGCAAATAAATTTAAACTACCAGCAGTAATCCGTAATTCAACATTATCACTAATATTAAATATTTGTGGTTGCGTTCCTTCTTGTCCTCTTACAATAGTTAAAACATCTCCAACACGTGCCGTACATTGTACAATTTCAGCTATTTCAGGATTATTAATCTGAATTAGTGTTAACATAAAATAGTTACCACCAGTAGGCTGTGGGAAGTACTGACCTGTTCCTGCAGTAAGTTGTAGAATAGTATCGGGAGGCGTAATAGCTCTAGCTAGTGCGGTAGAAGCATTGTTTGTAAATAAAGGACGTGACATTGAATTATCCTACTGTAATAGTGTTTACTAGGAAGCCATTAACTAACCTGTTAGAGCTATAGACTTTAATGAATTGATTCTGAGGCTCTGGTCTTGTCCATGGAGGTGCTTGGTAGTCTGCAACACCTCGTACAAAATCCTGTGGTTGTCTTGGTTCCCAGCAGCGTTCATCAACCATAAAACCATCCCAGCGTTGACGAAGCTCTGTATTCTTAACTACACGACCACACGACTCACAAAGACATTTCCAAAGACCTCTGACATAGTTTGATTGATAACTCATAGGTTATACCAGATTAGAAGCGTAGACTGGGAGATCACCAACACCTACATAGGTATTAGTTAATGAAGTAGTAATCGTCATTTCTAGACGATAAGTTACTTCAGTTAGTCCACCAATAATTCTCTGAGACGCTGTCTTATTAGCAATAATAGGAGTAGCCTGAAGGATTGCTGATGGGTTAGGGTCTACACCGTCCATAACAATAACGGAACAATCTGCCGTTAGAATAGTCTCATTAGGTGCAAGAACTTGAGTAAAATCAAAAGTGAATAATTCACTCTCAGTAGTAATCTTGTAAGAAAATGACTCAGCCATTAAAGTTTCCGATATAACATTATAACACGATTTTTAACAAAAATCAAAGTCTTTTCAGCCTTGTCGACTAAAATATCTCTGTCTTTAATTACCATTATCATAAGCTTCTTAGGCCCAACAATAAAAGTAAACTTAGCAACTGCGCCAAACTTCTGGACAAATGCTGGATATAGTTTAACTGTTATATGATTAACTACAGACAATAACTTTTCTATTAATCGAGAAAGAGTTGCAGTGTGTGTAGAAACAACACTTAACAGTTTTAACATTGCTTTAGTTAGACTAGTCGTAGAGCTAACTACAGTTTGTAAAGTCTTGTAAAAGAAAAACTGTACAACAATAACAACTGTACTTGAAATACTAGTTATAACTCTTTTACCTATTTGTTTAAGGACAGTAACTAAGTTACTTACTGCTACAGATAATGTCTTAGGTATTAACTTAAACAGACTAGCTGTTGAAGTAATCAGAGTTGAGTAGGTACGGCTAATTGCCCTACCAATGGTTATTGAGCTCACTACTGTTCTTGATAAAGCTACTAAGTGTATTGCTATATCGCTAAGCACCACAATAATGTGCTCAACAACAGTAGTCATAATCTTACTTATTGCTTTGCCAATAGTCACAAGGCTATTAACTGTTACAGCTAAAAGCTTAATTGGTAGTTTAACCAATGTAGCTACAGATGTAGAAATAACACTTAATAGTTTTGTTGCTGACTTGATAATGCTTGCTGTACTCGTAGAAGTTACAGTCAAAGTTCTGAACCTAGATACTAACTCTTTTATTGTTGCTAAACTGCTAGACAAATAAGTCAGTGTCTTTGCAGCACTCTTAGTAATTGTCGCAGTAGATGTAGACAAGATTGTCTTAATTACCGCAATAGCTCTTTTTATAGTAACTGTCGAAGTAACAGCATAAGTTAAAGTTCTAAACAAACTTTGAAGCTTATTAATTGTTACTGTCGACGTTACTGCGTAACTAAGTGTTCTTAGCAACGCTAATACTTTAGTTATAATGCTAGTGCTAGTAGAAGTAACTATCAATGTAGGCGTTAACGTAATGTTATCGCTTGCATCAATTGCTACTCTATCTATACTAGAACCATTTATTGACATTAACTAAATTGTACTTTAAAAGTAAACTGAATTGAATCGCTAGTATTCAATGGAATGCCTGTAAAGTCACCTTTAATAAATAAATTGCCAGAGGTTGAAGCATCAAACAAACCAGCATTAGTGATTGTCTCACTTGTACCAGCAGTC